TAGTATCTTTATCAAAATCTAAAGCAAATATTTGTTGACTAATCCAATCTATACTTTTTCTACCTTTAAGTAATGCTGGTTTAAATGTTGCTCCATTGCTTAATAAATTAGCTAATTCTTCAATTTCTAATTCTGTTTGTATTAATCTTTTTTGAATTCCACCTGTTTCATAACTATTAGGTTTCTTTTCAAAAGTCTTTTTGTCCAACATACATTTCACTAACATTTACAACAACTCCTTTATTGTTTTTATTTTTGATTTCCTTATAAAAATATTAATAAGCAAACAGGTGTAAGGATTCACTTTTCGGGAGCGACCCTAGTTTGCTTATTGTGTATTTCAACACAAATAAAGACACTTCAATTAAGAAATGTCTTTTATCTATTGAAATATTATATTTAACATCTATTATTAATCAGTAATTTCAATCTTACTAACTAATTCATTTACTTCATCAATATCTGCTACTTCATCCATATTTTCAATTGCAATTACATCAATCATACTATCATCAATTTCATCAACAACCTCACCTTCACCATCCACCAATCCATCACCCATAATTTTCTGTTTCTCTATTTCTTCATTCATTAATCTCATAAATTCCTCTTGTTGCTTTAGACTATCCAACTTTTCCTGCATAATTTCGAATATCTTTTCATTAAATTTCTTAATCTCATCAGGTATTTCAATCTCCATTTTCTCTAATATCTCTTTAAATAAATTTTGATCAATTAATATTCTCATTAGTTCTAATTCTTCTGATAGTGATTTAGTTTCAATATTTTTTAAAGAAGTGAAATGAGTAATAATTAATAATTGCGTATATCTATCTATTGGGAAATTTTTTAAAGTTTCATCTTCTTGTATAAGTTTATTTATTGAAATTAATTTATTGAAAACTTCTTCAATAATAGTTTGACGAAAATGTAAATCAAATAGAATGGTACTAGAATTAGATAAAGTTACTTGCAATGTTTCATTTAAGTGTGCATCTAATTTTTTTAAAGTAGATAATGTTAATGGTTTATTTGTTTTTGACATGTTTGAATCAATCCTCCGTTTTATTTTTATTTTATTATTTTTAATTATATTAATAATTTATATAAATCTCTGTTCTAGGACGTTCTTTATCCCAACCACATTTCAAAGTTAAACATTCTAAATGTAAAGAATCATCATCAATAATTAACTGACTAGAAGACAACCCATCCAAAATAAATTTTGGGATCGTGTTATCTAAGTCTTTGCGAATTTTGGTTTTGAAGTAACTAACAAACGTCATTGAACATTTTTCAATTTTTTTATTTGTTAATCCTTGATCTTCTACAAACCATACGATGAAATCTTTCCATGATTGTTTTAATGCGTTCATTTGAGGACGTTTCATAATCATCCACTTATTAATTGAAGGGTGTGTGGGTTTGTCAATAGGTTTTTTCTTGCGTTTTGGGTACAAACGAAAATAATGCTCATGATATTTATCTAAAACATCATTATCAATCACCAATTTAATTTCTGAAATACTAACATCCCCTTAAAATTATATTTACTAATTAATCATAAAATTTCTCAATTACACATTTCCATCTAAAAATCTCAAATTACAAAACACTTATAAATCAATACTTTACAGCACCTCAAAATTACCAAAATCATGAGCAAACTTAGATTTTATGTTGATAAAACTAAAAATAAGGATTGAAGCATATTAATACAATTTTTTATGTATCAACATGAATCAATCCTTATTTTGTTTAGAATTTAGTATGAATTAAATTAACTAGATTTAGTTAAAATTAATATTTACTATGTATAAATATTAATTTTTTATTTTATTTTATTCAATTGTATGTTGCTGAGTTATCAAACTAACGCTGTCCGTTAGTTGGGTAGTTACCCATGTAGAATTTGTGTCCAACCTAAACTATCTAATGTTTCTTTTAGTTTTACCGCTAGTTTTTGTTGTCCACTGTAAACTAAATGCAAACCATCAATATGGTAATCTGTGGGATCTGATAAATTAACTTGATGAAAATCACAAAAGACTACATCCAGCGTACCAGCTATATCTTCCATCGCTGCCCTAAACGTATCATAATAACTGTCTGGATGTGTAGTCCATAATGTTGACATGCGATGTATGCTGCATAGTACAATACGGCTACAACCTGCGGTTTCAAGAGCGTTAACCATTGCAGTTATATTACTTTTAAAAGTATCTACCGTAACAGTTCCTAAATTACAGTCATTTATACCACCATAAATAACTGCTACCGTAGGGATCGGGGATAAGAAATTGATGTGTCCCAATGGTATATTATAGGAACTAGGGTCGGCAAAATAATTTGTTGAGATAGCCGCTAACATCTGCGCTGTTGTAGTGCCATGCATACCAAAATTTAACTCTAAACAATTACCGCCAATTAATGTGCGAGCAATATAAGGATATGCTGTCGTATCAAAACAAAGTAGGTTCCAGTATGTCAAACTATCACCCATGCAACTGAGATAATTAATTTGTTTGTTTGTTGGATTACTAGATAAGCTGCTCATTAATTTTCACCTCAATTCGCCTGAGTAATCGCGCATATCATTAACCCACTGGCTGATGCGCTAATTTTTAGATTATAAGTAAACCCAATAGGGCTAGGCAGGTAAGCGTTACCATTAGCAGGTACAGGAATAATACAAATTGCCGTACTATCATCATAAAAGGTTATTGTTATCACACTACCTGTCGTATTTGTCATAACTGCACTCAATAATACACCACCAAGTCCTGTTTTTGCTGATGGAGCAGTAGGACAATCGGCAACATTAAAAATAGTCCCATAAGTTTTTTTATAATCAATCATTACCTTTCGGTAAAAATCAATACCAGACGCAGAATCGACCAAAAAACCAGTAATATATGTTGTTTTGCTGTCCATCTTTGTGACTACAAGAGTATGATCTCCCGGTGTTAAATCAGTTGCTATGGTTATCGGATAATCATCACGTTGATGGGTACCAAAGCCCCCAGTGTTTAAAGTACCATATGCGGTTCCATCAATAGCGAAGGAAAGTTCACCAAAATTATTAGCCAAAGTGACAACTACACCTATCCTACGTCCAGTAAAGTTAAAAGTCATAGTTGCACCATCTGCTGAATTATCCCATTTATAACCACTAAAAGATACCTGATCTGACGTTGTGATAATTCCATTTGAAATATAAGCATTTGATGCAGTAAGTGGAACTGGTATTAAACTAAACGCACTTTGTTCCTGTACTTTTATGGCCTTTGTCTCTGAATCTACATCTACCCCTACCCCCGTTATACTACCAGTTAGTTTCATACTCCCTGGACTAGCATCAGTGAATATCTCATTCCCATTTGCATTTTTATTTACTACAGCATTAGTAGTTCCTGGTGTAGTTTGATCAATATTAACTTTAACATTGCCTAAAGCAGTAACTATATCTGCTAAACTCTTTACTGTTTCTCCTGTTTTTGTAATTGCATCTCTTAATGCTGATAATTGAATATTTAAATTAGCATTGGTTACAGCAGGAATATTTGTTATTTCTGTTCTTAGAGAATTTGTTCCTCCAGACAATATATCTGTTAAGGGAATATTTTCAGGCAATATATATCACTCCTTTATATTAATATTTAATTTAACATTATAATTTAAAATTATTTTAATATTTTAAACCCAAACTCTATCTATATCATTAATAACTGTGATTCCAAATAGTAGGTTAAATAGTCCACCTATTGACAAATTATCTATAGGTGTGGTAGTATTAATTTGATTATTTATATTAATAATTTGTGTAGGGATTAATTGTTCATTATTTCCTAACCAAACGTATTTCATATTTTAAAAATCACCTCTTTTGTGAGAATTTATTTTAATACTTAATTACATAGTTCATTACTAAGTAAGGTTGTAAATTATTATGTGCTAAACCACCACCTGTATTGGAAGTTCCCCAAGTTCCACTACCTGGATCTAATCTCCAATCGTTTGTGAATATATCACTAGTATCTGTATTCGTATTATTCCATGCCGTGAACGTATGATTATGTGAAGGCATTTCGGGTGTAGTAAGAGTATGTGTTTTCTCACCACCACTTTCACCTAATGTATCAAATTCTGTTTGTAAAGAATCTAATCCTACTGGTACTTTACCTTTTAGATTTGGAATATTAAAAGTAGTACTGCCATTTCCTACACCATAAGTATCACCAATTACATTAAATAATGCAGAATATGTATTTCTTGAAATAGCAGATCCATCGCAAATGAGATACCCACTAGGAGAAACAGAACCAGCAAACATTTGAATTGAACCTATTACTACACCATTTGATGCAGAAGCAGGAGCAAATAGTGTTTGAAATGCTGAATCAATTTGAATTGGTATATCTGATCCTTTTTGCACGATAATTTTACCAACAAGCATTGCATTTGTTGCTACTACTTGTGGAATTTCAGGTGGCTGACATGCTTTTGCTTGATCTAAACTAGCATCAACATCATAAAGAAATATATGTATTCGTGCAGAATCTATATCTGGTCTACACATACAACGATATACCCATACTACAGCATATTTTCCATCTGTAAGAGTTGATAATGTGCCAGTTTTAGGATCATATTGAGTATTTGGAAATTGAGTTGCAATGCTACTAGAAAATGTACCATCACCATTATTTATCCAAAGAAGCATTGTATCTACACTTGAATCTACTGTTGGAAAACTACTACTATATGATCCTTCCCATGCTTTTCCTGTATTTATAATAATATTTCTACTTTCTGATACTTCTAAAGTAAGTCCAGATGCTCTCTCAAATCTCCTTGTTTCAATTAATCGTCTGTGAATTTTATTTGATAACCCAAGTCCAGGTTCATCCCAATCAATTACTGAGATTCCATCACCTATACGAGCAATAGTATATACTGGAGTATTATTAGACCAATTAATATCTAATAAATTAAGAGTAATAACATATTGTGGATTACCATCATTATACTGAGCAATAAGATAGTTTGTAACCATATCAGTAGTTGCTAATGTTGTTTCTGGAATAGTATATTCTGTTATTAAACCAGTATAATTAGTTGTATTATATAATCTAAAAATACCTTCACTTATTGTAATTGTTCCTAAACCTGTATTATAAGTTATTGTTGGTTTTATAATAGTTCCAGAATTTGTTTTTAAATATGAACCAGATAAATTATTAGTATTATTATTTAAAGGCATATTATATTACACCCCCTCAGTTACAAGTAAATTCTTCAAACCAACTGAATTATGTATACAATTTATTGCTTGTGTTGAAATAAACCAAGGTTGCAATTCTAAATTGCCATTACTAGAATTTACAGGTATTCCTTCATTTAATACAGCATCAGTTCCAAATGATAAATACATATCTGTATCTGAGATATTAACAATAAGTAGATATTTTCTATTAGAATTAGCAGGGAGAATTTGAGTGGATGTGGTGGATACCTGAATTGTTGTGTGTGTTAATGTTAAATTTGGAAATGCTGCTATTACTGTGCGTTGTACACCTAAACCTTGAGGATCTTTTTCGTATGAATTGTTGACTGTAGTACCGTCTGTGGATATGCCTTTTTGAATGATTGCTGTCTTATCTGTCTCCCATGTAGTACCATTGAAAAGAAATTCATTGCCAGTATCTATTTCTACAAGTTTATCACCGACATCTGTATGAGTTGGTTTGGTATCAGTTGATAGAGCATAGTAAGTATTTAGATGTTTATAGTGTGATGCATTTCTAACAGTCATGTTGAATTATCACCTTCTTTATTGTTTTTGTTTGGATATAAGGTTATAGAAAAGGCTATTTGATTTGTTGAATGATCTTATTGTATTTATTAGAATATTAAGCAAAAAATAAAAAAATAGTCTATTAACTAGACTATTTGTTATTTTTCTATATCTTTTTTAGTTATACATCTTAATTTTCCATAATCATGTTTTTCTTTAAACTCAGAACAAATTATTTTACTATTATCTATATCGAATATAATCCAAGAATGACCTGTATTTAAATAATTTTTTGCTAAATTAATTATTTCTACAATTTTATCATCTAAAGGTAATAAATCATTTTTAGAAATTAATCTAACCATTTTCCAGTCTTTATTTTTAAAATAATAATATCTTCTTATTTCTTTTTTATCAAATTCTTCTTGTGTCATTTTACCAAAAATTACTCTTAAACCATGCCCTCCACCATCATATTCTATATAGATTTTTTCATCTAGAAATGCAATATCTAATAATGATATTTTTGTGGCAAAATTTAATTCACCACCTAATAAATTATGTAAATATATTTGTTGTCTACTCGTTGGAGTGCTGCCATTTTTACATAAAGAGGCAATACTTTTTTCTACAGACTTTAATTTTATTTCTTCGACTTGCATAGGATTGTCACAACCAAATTTATTACGAAAAGTTTGTAAAATTTTATTTTTAACTTCTTTATTTTTACTTGGATTATCTGTACCATATTTTACTAACCATGTTTTAATACTCTTACCTCGTATTTTATCAGTTTGTAAAGGATAATCTACACCAAAATTATCATTATAATATTGCTTGGATTTTTCTATATAATCATCAGTTTGAAAATAAAATTCTTTTCCCCAATTAGATAAAGATGTTTCTATCTTTTTTTGTTTAACATTTTCTATTTGAGAATTATGTTCTACTCCATACTTATTTAAATTAGTTTGTTTCATTTTATCTTTAGATGATTGTAATTTTGCAACATTATTAACATTATATTTAATTAAATTACTTTCTTTAATTTTTTTACCTTTACATTCTTTACAACAGTCTTTATGTATTATACCATTTATATTTTGAGTTATATGTTTATTATAACTTTGAGAAAATTTTTTACCACAATAATCACATGTTACTTCAACATAAATTTTTGCATTTTCTCTTAAATCAAGAACATCTATTACGATTATTTCATTATACTTCCAATTATAACCCTTTGGTTCTAAGAACTTTTTATTATTTGGTCTGCATTTTATATTAACATATTGAGGTAATATTAACATGATCATTCCTCCTGTAGAATTTTATTATCCTGAAGGTTATTAAAATAGGGAAGGGGATTCAGGAAATATCCCCTTTGTCATAAGTTGATCACACTTATCTATCCCTAAATGTATTATACAATTATATTAGTATTTTGTCAATAATTATTTCTTAATTTCTATTTTTTTACTATAATATTATCTTCTAATTTATTAGTTCCTAACGCATTAAAATTAAATATATAATTACCAATTTCATCAATTATATATTCTGATTCTATAAAATCACCTTTTATATTTATAACATCTCCATCAGCAACCATTACTTGACCATTAACTAGAATATATATAATTTCATCATGTTTTTCAAAAATAAGAAATTTACCTTTCTTTATATCTACCATAATAATTCACTTCCTTTATTGTTATTCTATAATATCAATAATAACCATTTGGTTAGAAGAGTTTGGAAATGCTTCGCAATTAAAATCAAATACAGAAGGTTCGCCCTCAGAAGCATTTTCGATGGTAAATGAACTTGCAATCTTAATTTTTGGCATAGTAAACCTTGCAGGTAAATCAACACCGTCTGTTTCTCTCCTCCAAAGAGTATCTGCCTCAATTTTATAATAACCTGCAAATTTACCAGATTCAATTACAATTTCTTTTGCAGTTGCAGCAGAATCATAATAATAATCTACTATTACTTTATCTCCTGCAATTAATTCATGAGAAAGTACAGTACCAGCAAAAGTAAGTGTTTTTGAGGCAAGTTGATAACCATTAGTTGCATTTGAAGGTATTGCAATACCAATATCATCACCATTTACAGTTAAAAATACAAATAAAGGTGTTGCTGTTGCAACAGCAGGAGTTTCCGTAGTAGTAACTTCTTTAGAACTATTTAAAGTTAATACTTCTTTTTTATGTACTTTGACAACTTTAGTAGTAACTGTAGTACCTGCTAACATTGCCAAAGATTCTGGTGATATCAGACTATCTTGCATTTTATACATTACTTCTTTATTACTCTCCCACATTAATCGCTTGGGATTCCCAGCACCTCCACGGGCATAACTGGCATCGGCAGTTATCTCGGTAGATGATGTCTTGAGACTTTCTAAATAAAGTACAGGTTTACCAGTAGCAATTTCTTTAAAAACAACATTAGATATTTCTCTAGTACCAAATCTTGCCATAATTAATTCCTCCTTATTATAATTTAGTTATAAAATTTTTAATTTCAACTTTTTTAGGATCTGCACCATGTAATAAACTTTGAATACTAATCTCATAGTTATTAACTAATTGCATACGTTGAAATTGGTTATTAAACTGATAAATAGTCATTTCAAAAATACTATTTAAATCAGTATTTTTATTATAAAAAGCAAAAGCAGATATTAAATCACCCAAACTTAAATTTTCACCACTTTTTGATTTTATTTTATTTATTTTTTCTCTAGCTTTTTTAATTCTTTCGGCAATTTCTTTTGCTTTCTCATTTGCTGGATTAAATTCAATATCTTCTTTATTTATCATACAATTTATCTCTTTTAATAAACTAATAATATTATCAAAATTATCCTTACAAATTATATTATTGTTATTATCATCAAAATAAAAAAAATATTTTCCTAATTTAATAGGTTTTTTAAAAAATAATTCTAGCATTTCACAATAATTTATTCTAAATTGTTCATAATTTAAACAACTATGAAATATAATATCAAAATTACTAACTTTACTTAAATCATCTTCTTCATTTTGTAAATTTGATTTATCAATTAATAACAAAGAAATATAATAATTATATTTACTATATCTTAATTTAACTATATCTTTTAATTTTATTGGATATAAATTACCAATGTCTATAGATATTGGTAATCCACTTAATAACAGTAATTCTAAATCATCTTTTAAGATCATATTAATCACAACCTATTGGAAAAATCAATGAACTTATAAGAAATTACACAACCAAAATAGTCATCATTAATTTTAAAATCACCACCAGAATAAAGTTCTAAACTAAAATCACCAACATCTTTCTTTTTATTAAACATGGAATCAATTTGATCAAGCATGTAATCATATCGAAGACCATATTCTGTTTCAATTAATGAACTATGTGAAAAAATATAAATATTTAATAATCCAGACTTAAATGAATTATTAATATACTTATAATTGCCAAATGACATTGTTATATAATTTAATGGGTTATCTTGAATATTTATAGTATATTGATAAGGAAATATTTGCGAATATATTAAACTAGAAGGAATAAAATCATTTGGTAAATTATAATTTAAGAAATCTTTAGAATTAATTACTAACGCTTTAAGTAAATTTTCATTGGTAATTAATTTATAAATAATATTATTTTTATAATCTGTTAAACTGCTAAATTGACCCAATTAAATCACTACCTTTACATTAACTACCTAAAAATTAAAATAAATTTTTCAATCTAATACTCTTCTCAATAAATTTACCATTGCTATTGTCAGTTGCTTTTAACATAATATTATAAGTTACTAAATTAGCAGTAATACTACATTGATCTGCATCAATAATATTCAAAGTATAAGCATTTATAGGTGTAGTACCTGGAATAATGCTAAAAGTAAATTCTGCTCCTTCAACTAAAATTCCATTGTTATATTTTTTTGCAATATAATTCTGAGAATAATTTTTAATAATATCTGCATTACCTAACAATTCATAAGTTATATTATCTTGAGGTACTTCAATCACATTTACAGTAATAGTATCCAATACAGTATTATCAGATGTTAATTTAGCAGTAATATTACAACTACCAATATTACTTGTTGCTGTAACTAATCCATTAGAATTAACCGTACAAATTCCAGTATTACTACTTGCAAAAGTTAATGAAGGAGTAGGGGAAATTAAATTATTGTTATTATAAACATTACAATTTAACTGTAGAGTAGTAGATTCTTGAATATCTACTAAATTGCCATTCAATATTGTAAGAGTATAAACATGTTCTTCCTGACTAACCTCACTATACTTCATTTTAAAAATTAACAATCCAATACTTGAAATATCGTCTGGAACACTTGAAATTTGATAATTATATTTTCCTAAATTATAAATATCATTAACTTTAATTTGTTGTGTTATTAATGTATTTGATACAATTAAAAGAAATGAATTATCAACAGTTTCAATATATTTATTTTCTTCTGTGTTAAGATTAAGTGATTTTGAAATAATACAAGGTATTTGATATAAAACGGAGTTTTGATCATAATATTTTAATGTGTTGTTGCATCTAGTAATCAATCCAACATCATTTATCTGAGAAGTAGTATCTGTTTCAGTACATATCCATTTAGAACTATCAAAATTTATAATATTACCAATATAAATAGTCTCATTTGGATAACATAATAATCTTTTCTTATTTGGATTTTTAATTAAAGAATTATCTTCAACAATACGAACATTTCTATCAACATCATTAATTTTTACTAAATTATAACTTGTAGAATTTTTAAATTCAGTTGATATTATACTTTTCATATTGTTTACATATAAACTTTTTCTATCTATTCCTCGTCTTGCTTGATAGTCAGTCCACCAAGTTATAATACCAACTCCTTTAAATTTCTAAAAATTATATAAAGGGAGTGAAATATCTCCCTTTATTATATTAGCAATATATTAAAAACTTTTTTCTCTTAAACCAATAAATCTAAAAGCAGTTGGATTAGCAGCAGTTTTGTAATATAATTTATTAACAAAAACAGGGAAATTTTCTAACCTTTCTCCTGCTTTAAGAGTGATTGTATTTCCATCTGCTACAGCATTATCAATATTAAAAGTAATATCACCTGCTCCATCATTTATTAAAAGTTTAATTTCATAACAATTAACTACAGTATTCAATTCTGCAACCCCAGCATTAGTAGAAAGAGTTACATATCCAGTTACATTAGCCATATTCATATTCCTCCTTAAATTTATATTTGTATTTAATAATATTTAATTCAATTTTTCAATAATAGTAATTAAACTCCTATAGCAATCCATGCAACATTGGCAAATGTGGATGTAGCTGCTATAGGAGTTACATCATTTGCAGCAGTTGGTTTCCATGATTTAATTCTAATACTACCTGCTGATGGTGCTCCAGCTTGATCTCCCACCGTTACAGAAGAATACATGTGTGTCATAGATGGATCTCCAACTAATGATACTACTGCACCAACAATTGTAGTTAATCCAGTTGCTATATCTTTACTGGCAGCATCTATAGTTGCTGTTCCTCTTGCAATCTTATATCCTGATGCAACACCTTGTACTAATAAATTAATTTTAGCAGTTGTAACTGTAATTCCATCAAGTACACCTAATTCACCTTGAGAAATATTACTAAATTTAAAATCGCTCATATTTCAATCTCCTTTCTTTGATATATTTATATAAAAATTAACCACCAGACTTATAAAAATTAGAATACAAATATCCATCATACAAATAATCATTAACTTTTAATTTTAATTCTCTGTCATATTGTGTTTTTAATTTACTCAATACTTGAAGTTTATCGGAAGGACTAAATAATTTAAAATCTTTATCTGAAAGATTTAATTTTAATAAATTACCATTATTTATTATTTCATCAAACCAAACTTTTCTCATATAATCAGCAATTATCCATTGTTCTTCTTCTTTTAAATTGTTTGTAAATAATTCTGAAGTATCATCTCTGATTAAAGATTGTTTACATTTTTTAAATAATGTCACAGCTTTAGATAAAGTTAATTTATTTTCAATAAGCATATCTTCTTCATCCAAAGATGTTAAATCAAAATCATCAATTTCGTGCATAAATTTTTGAAAAATTAGGTCGTAAGAGGTTGACACTATATATCAAACCTCCTTTATCATTTAGTTTTATTTTTATCTTGATTTTCTTTGTTAGCTTTTTCATCTTCTTTTATAAGACTAATTTTAACTTTAGTTTCATCTTCAATGGTATCAATTACAGAACCTTTTAAATTGCTATATTCACTAATTGCTAATTCAGCTAATAATTCTTTATTACCATCTGGAAGTTTTAAAATTTCTTCTTTTAATTCTTCTGCTTCTAAATTTGCTAACATACGTTTTAATTCAGAATGTAATTTTATATCCTCATGTTTTAAATTTAAAATTCCTAATGAATCAAATACTTTTTTATCTGGAACATAAATATCTCCAGTTTGAATTAAATCACTAGTGTATGCCATGTTTTCTAATTCTACATAAGGTAATGAAGCTGGGGCAGCAATTTTCATTAAATTAATAGGTCTGCCATTTAATTGAATCCAATGAATTCTAGAATTGGAGTTGTTAATAATTCTAACTTTTACATCTGGATCGATTGTATAATTAATATTATCTAATTTAATATCTTTTCTTGCCATAAAATAATCATCCTTTATTTTAATTTTGTTATCTATTCTAATTAATATTAAATATATAAATAATTAAAGGAGTGATTATTATTTCACTCCTTTAATACATTTATATTATTATTTAATTTAATAAATATATTATTATTCTTAGAGCGATGTATTACGAAACATACAGTAAAAATTACTATAAACAATGGTTAAACCGAATTTTTTATAGGATTTGAACTCTATACTGTCATCAGAATTCTCTGTTTCTTTCACAATAGTATCACCTTCAAATGCAACTTTAACAATCTTACTTTCATTAGTTGCAACAATAATAGCATATTGATCACTTAATACCTTAGTAGTATTGCCATCATCAGCAAAAGCATTGGGTAATACAACAACACTTGCACCTCTAAATTTACCAATTCTACCAAATTCTCTACGTTCAGTTTTATCCATATCGCTAATAAAACCAGGAGTCTCTTCAATAGTACCTGCAAAAGTAGGAGTACAGAAAATAACTACATTATCACCATAAGATTGTACATTAGTAATCAATTGACCCATTTGACTAGGAATAAAAGCATTAGCTTGTACTTTCATATTAGCTGATAAACCAGTAAACGAAGCAATTAAAGTAGATTGAATTTGAATATTAATTTTTTCCATAATACCATCTACAATAGCATTAATTAAATCAGTCCAGTCTATGTGGCCGTCTAAAAATTGCTCGAATTCCACATATACGGCCCCGCCATATGCTTCCATAGTCATATTAATGTAATCAACATCTAATCTAGTTCTTTCAATTACACCACCAAGACCAACTTTGGTAATGAAGTTAAGTAAACCTCTTTTACCTTTCTTAGTTTTAAATTTAGGTTTTTGTCCCTGATCTAAAATTTGATACTCAACAAAACCACCATAAGCATCATCAACTCTTTTTGGTAGAATTTCATCAACATTTTCTTCGATTAATTCAAAAATTTCATTTTTGTTATTTCTGAAACTCTTATATCTATTTTTACCATCAGGCACTAATTCTTTAAAAGCATTTCTTAATGCTTCATTTCTTTCAGCAGAAGTATATGTAACACCATCAACTACTGAATCTTCTCTATTATATGTAGCTTTTGCTAATTCAAAGTATTTTCTTTCCATATTAACTATTCCTCCTTTAAAATTTATATTTGTATTTTATATTATTAAGATTTTGTACAGGTAAACATTAATCCAAGTTCGCCAGCAGGTAAAGTTACAACTCTAGTTGCTTGTAATTCAATTACAGCATTTGCATCTTGAACAGCAACCAAACCAATTTGTCCAGTACTAGTTGCATAGCCATATACAGGAGTACCAGCAGTAATAGTAGCAACAATAGCAGCATAATCTGCATAAGTACCATCATCATACTTAAAGTTATTAGTATCAAACATATCACCAATTTTTAAACGATAAATTCTAGGCAAGAATTCATTTAAATTTAACCTAAAATTACCAAGAGACATATCACTTTCATCATACATTTTTTCTACACATGCTACTAAACCAACTCTTACAGTATTATTAGCAGGTAAACCAAGAGTTTTAGTATAATGTTCTTCTTCTAAAAGGAAACCATTTTGACAAGCAGTAGCAGCAAAATCAGTTGCATTCAAAGCATACTGAATGTTGTGTTCACCTGTTTTAACCCCTGCTACTTTTCTTAAATTAACAATACCATATCTTCCTGTTGCTACGTTATTAACATTAGCCATAAGTTAATTCCTCCTTAAATTTAATTTATTTTTTATATTACTTAGGTATTAATGAAGTCCAATCTTCTTTTTTCTTAATAGAAAAATTAAAAATTGGAATCTCTGTTTCAGTTTTCTTTTTAGTTTTAGAAAATTTTGTAGATAATTCTTTAGAAGCATACATAAGTTTAAATTCTTTCTCCATATCTTCAATAGAAATTTCTTTATCTTGAATAGATTGAATTTCTTCAACAGATAATACTTTTGAGAAATTTTCAATTAATTCTGCTTTAAGTTGTTTTTGCTGAGATTCAAATGCTTCTAATTGTTGCTTTGTAATTTCAGATTTGAATTCCAATAGGGAAGTATTAGATTGAGTAAGAGTTTCGTTAGAATTAATAAGTGTTTCATTTTCTGATTTTAAAGCAGAATATTTATTTTTATAATCTTCTAATTCAGGTTTAATTATTTCATATTCAGACTGAAGTTTAGAATAATTACTTCTCATTGCATCTAAAGCATCTTTTTCTTCTTTGGTAAGTCTTTCTTGAAATAATTCAATTCTTTCACCTTCAAAAGATACATTGTCTCCATCTTTTTTATATTCTTGACGATAAATTTTTGTGCCTTCCCAATTTTCATATTCAAATCTGCCATCATATACTTGGTCAATAAAATACCATTCATTATCTTCTGATTCTACAGGAGACAATAATTTATATAATGCATATCTAATTTCAGAATGAGAAAGTTCAAATGTTTTAATGAATTTTTCTGGTTCTGAAATTTCTTCTTCTATTACAGTTTCTTCAATAATTTCTTCAATATTTTCAGTATTGAATTCATTCAATTTAATTTCTAAATCTTCAAAACTCATACCTTCAATATCAAATGGTACATTATCAACTGTAAAATTGAATTTTTCTAGTAATTCTTTGATATTTTCGTCCAAAACTTTACCTCCTTCTTCTATGGGATTATTTATATTATTATATTGTGTAAGAGTGTCTTTTAACTCTTCCATCATAATAATAAACTTTTCTTTGAAATTGCCTTCTGAAAACATACCAGTAGTTGCTAATGCATTTTCCATACCAGTACCAAAATCTTTATTTAAAAAAGTAATTCCTTGATACCTATAATCTGTGATATTATAAACTTTATCTTTAGCATTATAAGAATATGAATCAATCAATATTTCCATTGATAATTTAATTTCATTATCTCTTTCTATAATATCTTGTGCATAATTTGAATACTCCTTCCAAATATATGCATCACAAAATACATAATTTTTATCATTGAATTTTTCAATAGTATGATTACAATTTTCAGGTACTAATCCTATGGGAGTTTCTTTGTAAATTAATTTATATTCTCCTTCGTTTGTCTTACTTTCTTCTATTACCATATCATGACCACCAAACTGAGGTTGATCATTTTCATCAAATATTACATTGGCAAGAATTGGGATATTTTTAATAGAGTCTTTTGTTTTCTCCATATTTTCTACATTAAATTCGCTTCGATTTGGATTTATCTGGTCATGGCAGACTCTAAGCCTCATTTTGATGAATTTATCAGAATCAAAACTATTGTCAATTTCATATGAAGTAGCAAGAGATAAATGTTGTAATTCTTTTGCTGTATTCAATATTTTTCACCACCTTTCTAAAAAATCATTTTATTACTAAAAATAAATTGTTTTTTATCTATTTGTTTAAAATTAAACAATAGAGTAGGAGAGTTTTCAAAAATAAAAAAACCATTAGTTTCAGCTAATAGTTTAAAACCATTTTGAAACAATTTATTTTTTAGTTCTTCTGAAAAACAATGAATAAATTTCAAATAGCAAATGCCTCCTTTAAATCAATATTAAAATTAGACATAAAAAAAGATATTAGTTTATTTCTAATACCTTCAAAATTATTCTTTAAATCTGTAGGATAGAGGTCTATAAAGTAATAACCATCTAAACTGTTAAAATAATTAATTTTATCAATAGTCTTTTCCTTATATTTTTGAAACATTAAATATTTTGATTCATTTTTATACATACCAAAATATTCTAGAATAATAATAATGTCGTTATAATATATAAAAAAATCTGGTTTATATCTTCCACTTTTATTATTAAATAATATCTTATCATTTTTTATTATATTATAATAATTTTTTAAAAATTTATATAATAATATTTCTTCTTTACTATCAAATCTAATATTATCAATATAATTAATATTCTCAATTTTTATATTTTTATAAATCAAATATTCTTTTATAATTCCAATTCCACGATAATATATCATGCTTTTATGAAAATATTTATAAATAGTTTTTAAATCAAATAATAAAATTTCAGATGGATCATTAATTACTTTATCATTAATTGCTGAATTAATACCATTACTTATCATATCAAAACAATTATAATCTTTATTCCAAAATCCTTCTCTTACCTGCAAAGTATTAAAATTATATTCCTTAAGTTTCATCTCAGGAAAGCATCTAGAAATAAAATCAAAACAAGAATGCCATTTTTTCTTTATTCTACTATATAATTTTGCATCTTTAAGTAATTTTGAAAAGAAAATATTATATATAAATTCCTTTGTTATTTTAATATTATTTATTCTTAAATAATACTTAAAGAGTAATATATCGTATTCTAAAATATAATCTGTTTTGAATTTTTTAATTTCATTATTTAATAATCTTTTATAATCTATAAATACTTGATTTAAATTATGATATTCCGTCCTATTAATTTTCTTGCATTTTAAATTAAGATTATTTAATTTTACCCATATCTGTTGTCTAGTTCTTTTTAAAATATATGATAATTCAAATACATCATTATATTTATATTTTTCTTTTAAAATTTGTATCTCTTCATCAGTCCAAATAATTTTGTCCAATATTATCATCCTCCAATTTAAATTATTTTAAATTAAAAAAGAACTGGCAATTAAACCAGTCCTTGTTTACGTTTTGTAAGATATTCACATAATGTTTCAGTCCTTAAAAATACCCAACAATATTTATTTGTGTTTTCATTTAATGTTCTAGCAATATATCTTTCACCTATATTTAATAATTCTTTCTTAAGTCTATTACTGTAACAATAAAAAGGTTTCAAAATTAAAAACACTTCCTTTAAATTATATTACCTTTTATTTGTTTCTCCATCTCTCGCTTTAATGCCTCCATCAGTTAAATCTCCATCTGCAACTGACGGACGGCCTCCTTCGTCATCTTGACTACCAGAATTTTGATTCATACTAATAGGAGCAACCCATAATCCTTTTGATTTAATTAAATTTTCAAATTCTAAAGTAGCATTGTAATCATTAGTATTGTGACCATTGATGCTAGTAAGTATATTTAATGATCCTCCAATAGAAGTTAATTTATATTCTCTGTCAAAAAATTCTTGCTGATTATACCAAGTTGTTTTCCAAATATTAAGTTTAAATGTATATTTTTTGCGTAAGTTTACATTGCTAATTCTATAATTAAACCAACTCTGTATTTTATCTAACATGCTAAAAACTATTGATTGGATATAAATTAAATTCTGTGCTATACCAACAGATGAATTTGTACTTGAACCTCCGAGTAATAAAGGATTTGCTCCTGCTTGCATATATGCCATCGATTTAGCAAATTCAGCTAAATTAGTTTTTTCATTTTGTATGCTTCTAAATGGAATTTCACGTAGAGGATATGGTGATCCAGTTATAGTAACTTTATCAGAAACCCCAGAAGCTACAACATTTACCCATTGAGACACAATATCTGGTTCTACTAATGGAATTCCTGTTTCTTTATCGTGTGGAAATTCAATATTAATGAGTTTTATTGAATCGTCCCTTGAACTCTCAATCTCCTCATCAATTAAATCATTTAACAAATATAACTCAGTAAATAATTGACTATATAATGGCAAGAAGAAAGTATCATTGTCTCCACCTAATTTAATACAACATACTTTATCACTAGATAGAGGTTGCCACTCTGGATACCTTAATCTATCTGAATTAGTTTTATACTTATTATACAAAACCTTAAATTCATCAGGATATATTTCTTCCCATACGAATTCAGAAAGTTCACTATCCCTTAATAATTCTTCAAAATATTTAAAGTTAAATTCTACAGTAAATTGTCCTGATTTTATTGAACGTAATCTAACATATTTTATTGGCAAATCCCATAAATAAGGGAAATTACCATCATTCTTTTCAAATCCACAGTAAGCACCATATCTAACTAAACTTTCTATAATTCTACGTCCTGTTTTTTTTATATCTATACTATCAATATATTTTCTAACAGTAGAAAACTCATTATTAAAATTCTTTAGAAGTTTATTTATTATCTCTTGTGATTCTTCTTCAGATAATTCTTTTGATGTTTGATTAGCAATTTCTTCTTTTAATTTTTGCATTGTAGAAAAATCAGGTTGAAGATAATTATCTAATGTAGCCATATTTGTAGTTAAATTAACTAATACTTTATACATTCCTTCAGGTGCATATAAATTATCTGATAAATCAAGTATCTCATTTTGATATTTTTGTGGATTGCCTAACCATAATTTTATTTTATCAATTGTTACATTTTTTAAATTTCTACGTTTATTTGTAAATAATCCACCTATTCTTGATAGAGAAAAGTTTTTTGCTGATTCCCATGATTTTTTTAATGAGAATAGGGTGGGGGAGAGGTTTTGTTGATTGTCCATTTAAAACCTCCTTTCTGTTTATTTTGATTATATTTATTTTTGAATGTATAATATTATATTATTAGTTTATCGTCTTGCACGAGATGATTTATTTGCTATTGCAAAATATGATGAGGGGGATATGTTAGTGTTTTTCTTTTTCCCTGTAATATGTTTTCTTCTTAATTCTGATAAATACCATGCAAGCATAGCTATACAATAAGCTCTATCATCATATAATCTACCTACTCTATCATCCCTTAAATCATATCTATAATTACCATTTGTTCCATCATATCTATACATGTTAACTAACTCTTCTTTAGCTAAATCAATATTTTTTAAAGCTAATTCTTCATCAAAAGATAATTTATATGATTTTTCACTATCGGCAAAAGTTAAAAATCCTTTCATATCATAATCTTCAGTAAAACTTATTAAATCAAGATTTAACATTTCAATAAGTGCATCAAATAATATTTTTTTATATTTTTGTGGTGAAAGCAATTTAATTTTATCAACCGCATTTGGAAATTTTGAAATATAATCTGATGATTCAATTTTATCAATTAAACCTTTATGTTTAATTCCAGTATTATCTTTCCAATCTTCCATAAGATAATCTGCAATATTAACACCACCACCACCACTCCCTGCATCAATACAGATAGTTTCTATATTTTCATAATCAGCAGATTGTTTACCATTATAATCTAAAATCATTTGTTTTAAATGATTTACTTGTTCTGGTGTTCTCATTGGTGTTTTCTTTTTCTTAGCAATATCAACAAAACTTACACCATTGCATATTTCCATTTTATAACCAATATTATCATCGAATATAATCTCTCCAACCATTGTAATAGCATTGTCATAAGATCTACTAGGATCATATGCTAATGCAAACTTTCTATTACTATCATTAGCAAATATAGGTTTTCTTAATTGAGAATTTCTAATAAGTACAGATCTTTTAATAATTTGCTTATCAGAGCCTTCCGTAGTAAAAATATTTTTGTATTCCCTCATTCCCTTGTCGTAATTCTCACGCATAGCATTATCTATTGTTTGTTGACTAAGTAATGGAACTGGATATAATTTTCCATTAAAAGTTGCATTTATTACTACGTCAGAATTTATATCTGCTACAAAATAATTAGAATCACCAATCATCATTTTTTGTGCATATTCTCTATATATTCTAAAAAAGAATGTATCTGTACTTGATGCTGAAGATGCAAATATTGCTTGGTTTGGAAATTGTCTTGGAAATGTTGATACATCAATATCTCCACCAAGTCTAAAACTACTATTTTGAGTAATAAATGGCAATGATGCAGTAAATAATTCATCTGGAGCAAAACCACTTTCGTCATAAAAATTGCAATTTGAGCGTTTAGAACGAATGTTATTAATTGCCCCATTTAATGAATTTACTGCACTACCGTTATAAAGGTTATATTCAAAAGAACTTGGATTGTGCGTAAAACCATCTTTATTAGAAGCACTTTTTACAGTTTCATTTAGAAAAACATCTGTTAAACCAGTAAAAGATGCTATTTCTTTTTTTGCTATTTTTTCAATTTTTGAAAACATTTCTTGACTTTGGCTTCCTGAACCAGCTAAAATATAAGCCTGAAAATTTGGTATAAGTAAACTTTTTGCCATTAAAAAAGGAGAGCCAAGAGTGGTTTTCCCTGATGATCGTCCCATACACCAAACACAATTAGGAGTATACCAACTTTTTAAAAATACAAACTTTTGAAAATCAAGAAGATCTAATCCAAAAAATCTTTCCGCAAAACGCACGGGAAATTTTCTACCCCAATTAACTATTTCAGCAAGTTTCAAATATCCGTCTATTTTTCTTTGTGACATAGTTTTTTTATTCACTAACTATGCCACCTTCTCTAATTTTTATTTTTAATAATCTATTTTCTTCTTCTAATTCTATATTTTTCTTTTGTAAATTTTGAAGTAAACTACGTTGTTCATTAATCATAAAAGTATAATCATTTTCATCAAATTGTAATTGTTTTAGAATACTATTATTACTAATATCTGCTACCTGTTTCATTCCTTCGCAAGTTTCTATATCAAAAAGATTTACTTCCACTTCCATAAAACCTTTTTCTTGAAGTTGTTTAATAATTCCAGATAAAGTACCTGCACCTTTAGATTTATTAGTTGCATGATTAACTGAGATTCCATTATCTTTAGCCATAGCAAGAATAGCACGATATATTTTATCTTTAGTTTCAAATAAAGACTTAACTCCACCAACTTGACTTTGAACATTACTTATATCATTAGTCATTAATGTTAATGCTTGATTAAGTTTATCTATTTGATTAAAACTTTTAACTATTTCAATTACTATAGGCAATTTAAAAGAATCTTCAAGTGTTGATTCGTCAAGAAAATCAACTAATGTATTATATAAATATTTTTTATCCATTGGATTATCATTTTCAAATGGATCATAACCAACCATACGAATTACATCTTCTTTATTACGTTGGTCTTCTTCATTTGTATCTAATTTTATTTCAGTCTCAAATATATTTGTATTCTTATCTGATTCTAATGGAGTTGATTCTGAAAATGTTCGAGATCCATATTGTGGCAATGAATTTACTTTTTGAAAATATATCTGTGCAATGTTACTATTACTATTATTTGCTTGTTGTTCTGCACTATAATATAAACTTGATTCAAAATATACATCAAGTAATCTACATAAAAAATATAGTGCAATTTTACAATCATCATATTTTTTAACCAAATATTCGTACAAATCTATACAACATTGACGGCATACAACCATCCGTTGATTATTTGCTTTTAAAATTATTGAATTAGATTTATAAAAATCTTTATCTTGATTTTTTTCTTGTCCACAACAAACACATTTAAAAATAACTTTTTCTTTTTTAGGTTGTGGCGTACTTGCCACAGTTTTTTTTACTCTAGGAATAAACGCCACACTCCTTATATTTAACTTACTTTTAAATCTTTATCAGTAATTTTTCTTAATTTACCATATTTGTCATCATTAATTTTATTACCTATATTAATATTATAATGTGAATGACCTTTGTCATTAGATTTAAGCCATTCTAAAGCATTATTAAATTCTTCTAATATAATTTTATCAGAAGGTAAATAATCATAAGGTGATTTAATAAATATTTGTTTCCAACCATTTCTTTTTAATATTTGATATCTAATAATTTCTTTTTTATTAAATTCTTTTTCATTAATATTGCCTAATTTAACTTGTAAATCATGTCCTCCACCTGAATATTCTAAAGCTATTTTATTATTTATAAATGCTATATCTATTGCGTACCCCTTAGTATAATCATCAACATAATTTAATTCACCACCTAATAAATTATGTAAATATATTTGTTGTTTAGAACATTCAATACCATTATTATCAGACATAGTTTTCATTGCTTTTTCTTTAATTGATTGAACTTTCATTGGATGATCTTCACCATATTTATCTAATAAAATTAATTTATTTTTTATTTTAATATCTTTTCTTTGAAATTGATTTTCTACTCCATATCTAATTAAATTTAATTCTTTATTTTTTATTGACTTACATTCATCACAACAATCAAAAGAAATATCATTTTGTTTTCTTGCATTATATCCGTCATACCTAGTTGGATATTTTTTACCACAATAATCACATTGTACAATAACATCTATATGACTATTTAATGGAACATCTTCTATTCTTACTTCTAATAATGTGTTTTTAGGAACACGCATACCATCTTTTGTTTTTCTCTTAGGTAATGGATAACCTAAACTTTCATAATGTTTTATCTTTTTACCATTTAATTTTATTTCAACTGTTTTACTAACTAACATTATCTATCACCAATACCTTTCTACGCAATTTTATTTTTTGTTCTCTACACATTTCCTTTAAATTAAAAATAAAAAAGAAGTTAGGTTGCGTAGAGAGGGGGATAGCTACTTCCCCTAAATACCTAACTTCTTAAAATAAACTTATATAATATTTTTATTTTAATAATTCATCTAATTCTTTTTTATATTTATTTATATCTTCAAGAGAACCATCTATACAATTATTTAATAAAGTTATAATTATATTAATATCAATTACATGATTTTCTTGTATATATTTTAGCAATGCTTTAAATGTTAATTTTCTTGTTACTTCTTGAAAAATTTTAGTATTTAATAAAAATAAATTATCATTCAATCTAATCAACCTCACATTTTTATTTTAATAAATTCTTGCTTTTATGCATAATTTAATGCACAAGAAAATTCACCCTTAAAAAATAATATCAAGGATGAACTTTATCTACATTAATATTATATTACTTATTCATCATTACACATTTGAATATAATTCTTATGATTCTCCCATCCAATTTCCTTACCTTTAATATAAATGTCACCAATTAAATTAAAAATACACTGTGGACAATTATCTCTTTTTAATACTTCTTCAGTAAAATAAGCAATTAATTTTAATTCTTCAATTTCTTCAGAACTAATATAATTCTCACATTCTTCATCACAGTCTATGCATTCACTACAACCAGGACACTTACTTTCTTCACAATCATCACATTTATCTTCAATTTCATCTTCATCATAATCTTCAATAAAAATATCTGCAAATTCATCTAAGATTCCCTTAACTAATCTCCTATTACCGCGACTTTCTTGAATTCTCTGTGTATATACTTCTAATAATTCATCATAGTCAAATTCTTCTACTACTTCGTCTTCACACTCTCCACAACATTCTTCCTTACTACATTCACCACTTTCACAACAATTATCATAATCATTACATGTTTCACATTGACATTGACAATCAGCATTATCATCATCATATTCATAAGGATTTTCATCTAATTCATCAATCTTATCTTTATTATATTCACTCAAACCACTAACAAAATCTTGATAAGTTTCAAAATCCACTTCTTCACCGTCAATATAGAACTTTGATGCTACGTGTTCAAAAGTTTCATCGTCATAATAATGTTTGGTTGTTAATTGCATAATTTAAATTTCTCCTTTTAATATGTAAATTTATTTTGATTGATATGTTATATTAGTATTATATATTGATTACAACATATCCTTTTCTTTTAAGATTAAAGTGTTTTTAGAGCATTCGATACTAGCATTTGCATTCATACTAGTAACTTGTAAACTATGATCAACATTCATCTTATTTAGAATTAATGTCACACTGTCATCCATACTAAGACCACTGTTAATTAACCCAGTATAGAAACCTGCATAATAACTTGCATCTTTTAATCCTGACTTAAATTCATTATTATCTAATTGAATATTATCATCTTCTACTAAGTTGTCACTAGATATTTCTAATGGTTCGAAGAATAAAATTACTTCGGAAGTATTAGAAGATAGGGGAGTGGATAAAGTTAATTCTTGTTCTTGTAAAGTTGTATTTGATTTATTATTATTTGTCATATTATATTTTTTCTCCTATTTATAGAATTTTATCAACGCATCCAAAAATCATTGCTTCTTCAGGCCAAAGAGAAACATCTAAGTCAAGTTTAGTAATTTCATCTAATTTATTTTGAGTAATATCGGTATATTTTAATATTATATCTTGACATCTACGCCATAATTCCTCTAAATCTTTTAATTTTCTCTTAGATTGTTCTACTGATGTATTCCCTAATTCATAAGATTGCACCTGATGATACAAAAATCTTGTATGTCTTTGACAAATACGTTCTGAACAAGAAATAAAAATTTTAAAAGCACCAGAAAAAATTATTCCATATGCTTTACCAATAATTCTATATCCCATATCTTTAAGTGTTTCAATAGTAGAAACAATACTTAAAGTTGCATAAACTGAACCGCCATAACTTGAAATTTTTAATATTATAGGTTCTGCATCTT